CTTCATCTTCTCTTCCAGAGATAGTTAAAATAAACATGTTAAACCATTTCGCAAGACTCCTGATAGATTTCTTTAAGAATATTCTTTATTTTATTTCTATCAAGATTTATTTCTGAATCGTCAACATATTTATTGAGAATAGTCAAAGTGTCTTCTGACTCATCCAACTCACAATCATTAGATTCTAAAATGTCAAAGGTCTCAACAATTTTTAGTTCGCTAATGTTTGATGCATACAACTTATCAATAAATTTATCAAACTTTCCAGGATCATCTTTTTTTCTTACAATGACCTTTACAATTTTATTTTCATACTCAGAAGCATTAAAGAGTTTGTAATTGGTATCCTCATAATAGATATTATGAAATAATTTATAAGGATTGTTGATTGGAGTATGAGTGAGGGTTTCCGTATCAAAAATATGAAATCCACGAGTATCATTCACATCAGTCCAATACATCTCATAAGGATTACCTAAGTAGAAGACTGTTCCATTATCTGATCTTGTATGGTAGTGACCTGAAAAGACTTTAGTGAACTTCTCAAATAACTTGCTTTCCAAACCATCTTCCATGATGATTTGTCGATTAACTCTAAATCCTGAGAGTTCCAAATGCCCCATCGACACACGGCAATTTGTCTTTTTAATAGTTTCGATAGATACTTTCTCATTATCAGCATTAATCCAAGGTAAAAATAAAATATCCAATCCACCGACATTTACTTCGGTAGGTTCATTATATACAGAAATATTATTATAGTCAGATAGAAGCAAACCTGGAGAATTAACTTCATTAGTGTTTTTAAAATATGTATCATGGTTTCCCACAATCATATGCACTTTGTAATCTTTGAGTCGGTCAAACACAACTCTCTTTGCCCACTGAAGACTTTGATAGTCAATCGACTTTCGACTATCAAAAGCATCTCCCATATGAATGACTGCTTCTACTCCATGCTCTTCTAGAGCAGGAAAGAAGATGTTTTTGTAAAATAGTTCGAAGTAATCATGTAGGTGCTTGGAACCTTTCCTTGCCCCATAGTGACTATCTGTAATGATGGCAACCTTCATCGGTTCTTATATTGGATATTATCTTTAATGGAATTATACTCTGAACTGTGCCCAGAAAGCAAGCTGTCGTCAACCATCATTACCTCATCAAAACCAGTCTTCTCAATAATCTTAGTCTTAATATCAAGTTGCTTCTTCTCCTTCTGAATGCGTCTCAGGAAGGCATAGTGAATAATCTGAGTAAAGTATGCAAAGGGGTTCTTTGACTTCTCTGGGTCAAAGTTATGAATGTACTGGACACAATTCTCAATCCCATCAGAAATCATATCTTCACGAAACATATAGTTCACAAAGTTTGGTTTATATGAGAGGTGTGTTGCAATCTTTAGAAAACACTCACCAAGATAGTTCGGAATAGGTGGTTTACCTTCCCATTGCTTTCCTCTCTCTTGCTTCGGCAACTCAGTAAGGTCTCTATTGAAAGTCTTTTTGTATGATTGTTCTACCCTTGCACGGTAGTTAATCATTGCCTCTAACAACTCTTTATTGTTTACATAATGTTCTGATTTCTTTTTGGGCATAAGTCATTACTCGTTAATACTATAAGTTATGTTTATTATAGCACACTTTTAGGGCTTGACAACATAGTGAATTATGAGTAGAATACCTTTGTTAGGTTTGAAGATGAGGTTTTAGCTTTCTTTAGTATCTTTAAGATTATAAAGATTTTCTAGAGACTTACGTGCTTCTTCTACTGAAGATATATATCCCATCTTTGAAGATGGTTTAACTCTACCTGATGGTGTATGAACTTCAATAGAATCATCATCTTGAATATAACTGTTATAAACTTCTATGAGTCTTTCGTCTTTAGTTTCAGTCATAGTAATAATTTTATCAGGTCTTACAATAAAGAAATCATCTTCTGATAATTCCATCCATGATTTCACTTTAATATGCATACCCTGAGGAGTTTCAATCATTTTCATAGTAATAGGATTTTGAAGTATTACTAAAGGATCACCATTATTTTCATCAATAGAAATCAAAGAAAGTATTTCTTCACCAGATACAAGTTTTATAATAGAGTAAAATTCTTCTTCCATTAGTTCTTTAGTGGTATATTTACGATATCATAATTAAAATTCTCTTCGTTATAAACTTTAATTCTTTCGATTAGATGATTAAGTGTGTAGTTTCTCCTGGACTTGTAGGAAATGTCGTCAGCAATGTCATAGAGAGTTGCCTTTGTTTTGTTATTGCCTTTCCTAAGGACGCGTCCAATAGACTGGAGATTCCGAATTCTAGATTTGGATGGAGAAGCAAAAATAACATTATGGAGATTTTTAATGTTGATGCCTGTACTGAAAGTTCCATATGAAGCAATGATAATTGCGTTGTTTTCTTTTTCAGTAATCTCCCTGACTAGTTCTCTATCTTTTGTGGCCACTCCACCATGAACGAAAAACACCTGACGTTCATTAATCGTGGAATTATTTATCAAATCATAGAGTGGTTGTCCGTGTCCTTCAACTCTTGCAAAGAGTATCAAAGTATTGCCCTTAAGATCTAATGCAAGATTGCGAATGAATTTATTTCTACGTTCATGATTAATAATATATTGAACTTCATCCTCAAACGTTTCAAACTTAT